ATGCTCTCTGCACTATCTAGGAAAATAACCAGGCCACTGTGGTGGTTTGCTGGCAGCACCATGGCTGGGGCACTCACTTACATAGTATCATTGTTCCTGGCAAACATCGGCTAGAGCACAGCTCTCTGCCCCTGAGTGCGACGAGGGGCGGTTTAATTGCCCTGCTGGTAGAAAACTACGGCAGGGCTTTTTGGTGCCCAAAATACTCACCCTCTTTTTAATAAAAAGTCCTGTTAGGGGCTTGACAAGCTACTTTATGGGGTGTATAATGAAGTTAATCAAGCTAGAAAAGGAGGCGAATATGAAAGTCTATATTGGCAAGAGGAAACGGTCAGATGTTTTAGTTCAAATCATCGAGGATGGAAAAACAAGGGAGCTTGATGCAGCTCCTAGCCAGGCGATAGTCAATCATTCCCCTGATGGTTTCAACTGGGGCTATAGAGGCTCAGGTTGTGCTCAATTAGCGTTGGCTATCCTTCTGGATGCTATCGAAGATCCCAATACTGCCCGAACCTATTATCAAGATTTTAAGGATATCTTTGTTTCAGGTTGGGATGACCATTGGGCCATGCCGGAAGTGGCTATTCGTAATTGGTTGGCGAATGAAATGTTAAGGGAGAACTAGATGTGGAGCAATTTGTAGAGGAAAAAGAGGGCAAGATTATTGTGCATGGTTTGCTTCTGGTGGATAAACTGAATCAGATGATTCAGGAGGCAGAAGCAGTGGGTAATACCCATCCAGTCTTAGTTCTTAGCGAGAACCAATATGTTGGGATGAAGGCTAAGATCAAAGACGGATTGGACAAAGTGGAGAGGGTCGACCCCCCAAAGAGGAAAGACAATAGCCCGCTAACCGGTGCCAGCTTTAACAAAATGGCTATTATAGTCACTTACAATGAGGATTTAGTCACTCCGCTTATTCTGTAGGGGAAGGATTATACTGAATTTTATGAGTATATTGATAACAGAACTTGAATGTCAAAAATGTGGGCATGAGTGGGTGCCCCGCACCGAGGCAGTAAATAAATGCCCTAAATGTAAGAGCCCCCATTGGAATGACCCAGGGCATACAGCCATGAGTCCTCTGGAGGAACGGGCTCGTAAGTGGATAATGGCTCAGCACACATTGCTTGAATATCAGATTATTTTTCATTACCGCCAGAGCCCCGACTTCACCCTGCCCGATGGCAGGGGCTTTGAGGTTGTGCCTATAGGGAGGGAACGCATAGTTCTCTACGGACAGCAGTGGCAACGGCTCCTGGATAACGCCGACATGAATTATCTGCTGTGCTTTGGTGAGAGTGATGAGCCTGTTATTATACCTATGACCGAGCTACCCCTGGGCATAGCCCGCTGGGGTAAGTATTGGATATCCTGGTATCATAAAAAGGAGGTGAATCTATAAGGGGTTTGACACCCAAATGAGAAGCCCCCCGTGGGGGGGCGACTCATCCCGAAGCCAAATAGGAGACAAGCTATGTTAAGTATAGCGAAGCCAAATAACAATGTCAAGGAGGAGACCATGGAAGCTACTATCATTGTGCATCCTGAGAACGAGGAAGCATATCAAAAGCTGTCTGTGCAGATTGAGGGCTTAGCCCGCATCGCCAAGTCACGGGTTATCCTAACCGCCGATGACCTGAAACCTGCCACCGATGACCTGTCCCTGATTGCCCAGCTCCATACGGAGCTGGAGGCATATCGCAAGTCCTTTACCCAGCCTCTGCTAGTCTATAAAGCGGAGATTGATGAGACCTTCAAGTTACTCTCCGAGCCCCTGGTGGAAGCCAATAAAGTGACCAAGCAAAAGGTGCTGGCTTTTCGTGCCGAGGAGGAGAGGAAACGGCAGGAGGCGGAGGCTATCAATCGGGAGAAACAGGAGCTCGCTGAAAGGGAACGGAAGCTCGCTGAGGAGAAGGGGGAAGCAGCTCCCGCAGAGCCTGAGCTGGTGGATGTGCCCCTCGAACCAACAGGGCGAATCAGAACCGATATGGGATTGGCGGGTCAACGGATGGTAAAAAAGTGGGAGGTGGAGGATATCTCTCAGGTGCCCGCCATGTATCTATCGGTGGAGGCGGGCAAGGTCAATAAAGTAGTCAAGGCGGGTGGTTCTATCCCAGGTATCAGGATATGGGAGGAGCCGACTCTCGCCGTGACAGCTAGGAGGCACGACTAATATGGCAAAGATTAAACTGCAAATCAAGACAGCCAAAGACCCTGAGACCTTCGGCACCAGCGGTGCCCGCAAAGTAGAGTTCTTTGCCCTGAACGAGGGCGGGGAGACCCTGGAATACAAGACCTTCAAACCTGCCCTCTTTGATGCCATCAAGGAGAATGAGGGCAAAGGGACAATAGAGGTGGACATGGAGGTCAAGACCAGGGGGGAATACACTGACCGAGTAGTCTCACAGGTCTATGTCGGCGGTTCCCCTGTGGGAACCAGGCAAGGAGGGGGAAGTGGATATCGGGGTGGAGGCAAGAGCCCAGAGGAGGTCGCCAGCATTGAGGCTCAGGTGGCATTCAAGGGAGTGGTTGACCTCATTGGCAATGACCACCTTGATAGTGATAGCGAGCTGGGCAAGAAGGCACTTAACTGGGCTGACAAGAAGCTAGACCAGGTTCCTGTAGCTCGCAGCCAGCCAGCCGAGACCAAGGCTTACTCCCAGGCAACCGCAAAGAAGGCATCGCCTGCTGAGGAAACAAAGCCAGAGGAATCGGGAGCCCGCACCTTCAAGAATGTCGGTGAGTTTCTCAAGGCATGTCAGTCGGCAGGTGTGCCCAGAAGCCAGGTGATTGAACACTTAGGGGTAGACGACACTAGCCTGGCAAAGATAAACACCACAGAGGCATGGGAGCTCGTCTATGACGAAATCATCAAGTATTTAGCTGAATAAGTAGAGGGGGACAAGCTATGCAACCCTTACCAAAGCCAAAACCGGCTGAGCAACGGTTCGCAGCTCTTAGCAGCACCTATATAATACGGGGATGTCCGAGATGTCTCGGCACCCTATCCCCTGAACCTAACAGTAAGGTCTGTTTGAACTGTGGATACAGGGAGTCAGTGTCCCTGTTGAGGAGGGTCAATGGCTAATCCACAACCAACCGACCCACATCTGAGGGTAGCCCATGAGCTCCTGGAGGAGATAATCGCCTGCGATTTTACCAAGAGGCAGCTCAGTATAATCCTCATGATACTCAGGTTCTCCTGGGGGTGCCATAAGAAAAACGCTGTCATCCCCAGGCAGCGGGACTTTGCAATCGCAGGTGTCTTGGAGACACATATCAAGGCGGAGCTGGACTGGTTGGTGAATGCTAAGGTACTCCAAATTGAGGGAGACAGCTACTGGTTTAATAAAGACTACGACCAGTGGCGAGTCTCTAGGACGAAGGGCTTTGACCGAGATATCCTGACCGACCTACTGACACTTAATCTACAGCTCGGCAATGGGAAACTTACTAAAAAGGTAAGAACTTCTTACCGAAAAGGTAAGTCTGACACGCCTGAGTTAGCCTCGGCTAAAGAAAGGAAAGAAACTACCTCTACAGATATATCTCTATTACCTATAGAGATTAAAGAGGTAGTAGAAGTGCTTTTTAATGTAGACAATTTTAGCCTTGAACTTCCCAAAACGGTAAGTCTTGTGCTTGAATTGTTGAGAGACTTTACCGACCTGGATGTTATTGAGGCGGTAAAGGGTTGGGCAGCTTACTGCTTAGACCATCCGTTGAAAAAGAGGAGCTCCCCGGCTCAGCAGTTGAGGAATCGTCTGGTCAATGACAGGAAGTGGGGTAAAAATCCTGCTAAGGTAAACGGTGAGAGTAAGTTTACACAGGGCAAGTATGGACACATGACTGCTACATCAGCTGAGGATGTTCAGAGGCTCAAAGAGGAACAAGAGGAACGGGCAAGGATGGTGGAGAAGGCACATGGGAGGTAAGATGTTAACACACATTAAGGCAATAGCAGATATAGAGTTGTCATAACGATATAATGCGAGGGCAAGATGGCTAGTAGTATAGAGGTGAGTATCTCAAACGCTAAGCGGCTGCTAAAAATAGGTTTTGGGCAGCTACCCTATCCTGAGCTTTATCCGAATGCCCTCCGCAGGCTTCATTGGAGGCAGAGAGCGGAGATTTCGAAGCAGGCAAGACAAGAAGCATATTATGTGGCGAGTGGAGATATACGACAATATTTGCGGGGTCGGCCAATTAAACGAGCTGAAGTTGAGATACAATTCATATCGAAGATTTATAGAACCAGAGATATAGATGGGCTTCTGTCAGCCTGTAAAGCATGGCTAGATGGGTTGGTGGATGCTGGGGTATTGGTTAATGATGATGGCTGGCATATTGTCAAACTAACCGGGACTCTAACTAAGGGGGAGGAGGATAATACTATTATCACGGTGAGGGAAGCCTGATGGCAACAAGATTTGAAATTCGGGCTCCTATGTGGGGCACACAAAAGGTGGGTTTAGCCGAGAAGCGAATGTTTCATGATGTGCTAGAGGTGAACATTCTGTATGCTGATAAGAGGGGCAATAGGCTTTATCCGCACCTATACCACATACTTAGAGCCAGAGCCCTTGGATACCCAACACAATTGGTTAAGGGGACTTTATTGCGGGTAATACCGATAGCTGATATGGAAGAGGTTCATGTGACCAAATCATAGCCCTTGTTTTGAGAGCAGCTATACTTACCAAATAGGTAAGTTCTGAGACTAACACCTTGACAGACCAGGTAGGTTTGCTACAATAAAGAGGATGGCTACTAAAGTGGAAGTGAATATCTTAGCTGAGCTGGAACCTCTTACGGTTCCTATATCAGAGCTTACGCTTGACCCCAAGAATGCCCGCCAGCATCCTGATAGGAACATTCAGACCTTGATGCTCAGCTTAACTCATTACGGACAGCGGACACCGCTTGTGGCTAACTCTAAGACCAAGATAGTGCTCAAAGGCAACGGGCTTCTGATGGCAGCTAAGGAACTGGGTTGGGACAGGATAGCGGTGGTCTGGGTGGATGACGATGACGAGACTGCCAAAGCCTATGCCATAATGGATAACCAGTCGGGGGAGACCTCCGAGTGGGACTTGCCCAATCTAAAGGATATCTTAGAGGAGCTGGACACTGGGGCTTTCAGGATGGACTTGACTGGGTTCCTGGAGACGGAGATAGCCGACCTCATGACCCAGTTGCGGGAACCAGGGAGTGGCTTGACCGATGATGATGCCGTCCCAGAGGTGGGGGAGCAGATATGCAAGCCTGGTGACCTATGGGTGCTGGGTGAGCACCGATTGTTATGCGGGGATGTGACCATGTCGGAGAATGTGGAGAAGCTCATGGGGGGCGAGGTAGGGGATATCGTGTTCACTGACCCGCCGTATAATGTGAATTACGGAAGCACCATGAAGGATAAGATGAGGCATAAGGTCAGCAAGAGTAATGCTGGGCGAAAAATAATGAACGATAACTTCCCCAGTAAGCTGGCTTACTACCAGTTCCTCTATCAGGCGATATCGGCGTTCAGACCATATGTGAAGGGGGATGTCTATATGTGCTCGTCCTCGTCAGAGCTTCATACACTGCAGAAGGCATTTGTTGACAGCAATGGGCATTGGAGCACATTCATAATATGGGTTAAGAATACCTTTACTATCGGGAGGTCTAACTACCAGAGGCAGTATGAGGTTATTCTATACGGTTGGTTTGAGGGGAGTCCGCACTACTGGAGCGGGGTTAGGTCGCTGGGTGATGTGATAAAGCAGGAGCAGGCAACGGATGTATGGGAGTTCCCGAAACCGAGTAAGAGCCCGCTGCACCCCACTACTAAGCCAGTATCCTTGGTTCAGAGGGCGATTAAAAATAGTAGCAGGGTCAGGGGCATCGTCCTAGACCTCTTTGGTGGGTCGGGGACAACCATGATAGCTTGCGAGACATTAGACCGCCGTTGCTATATGATGGAGCTAGACCCCCACTACTGTGATGTAATCATAGAGCGGTGGGAGCGATACACGGGTAAGGAAGCTGTGCTTTTGGAGGCTACCAATGCCAGCGGGTAGACCGAGCAAGCTAACCGATGAGATGAAAGCGAAGATAATCAGGTTCGTGAGAGCTGGTAACTATTATAATGTGGCTTGTAGGGCAGCAGGGGTGGGGGAACGGACATTTATGCGGTGGATGGAGATGGGCAGAGAGGCTAAGAGCGGAAGGTTTAGGCAATTTTGGCAAGAGGTGTTATCTGCTGAAGCAGAGGCGGAGGCACTCCATGTATTAAATATCACTAAGGCGGGTGTTACTGATTGGAAGGCGAGTGCCCGTTTTCTGGCAGCAAAGTATCCAGACCGGTGGGCGGAGAAGCGAGCCATTGATATTACATCGGGAGGCAAGCGGATTAAGGGTTATGCGGTGTCAGCTGACCCCGCTAACTGGAACAAGGATGAGGAGATCGATGGAACAGGAAAAGGAACTGGAGACTGAGGGGTTTATTACAATAAGGAGGCACCATGAGAACAGAAGGCACCATATTAGCATGTGACCAGTGTGGGAAGCAGCACGATATCCTTCCGCATGAGAAGGGGCTCCCAGAGGGCTGGCTGAGGTTGTCGGTCAGGGGGAGCCATCCAGAGCCCGACCCAGAGTTTGACATCCCAGAGGATGAGGAGATACCCTTTGTCCTGTTAAACCTTGAGGCAGATGTTTGCAGCAAGGATTGTGCTGTGGGCTGGCTCATGGCACAGATGGTGGGTAAAGTGCCAGACAATCCAGGTGAGACCGTGAGTGGCGAGCCTGTGGAAAAGGTGTTAAAGAAAACGAAGCCAAGTAAAACTAAGGAGGCAGTGAAAGCATGACTAAATGGTATCGGAAGTAAAAGACCAGATAGTCCATCTCTATACCCCGCTTGACTGGCAGCTTATCCCGTGGAACGCTAAGGCACGAGTCATCCTGTTGACTGGCTCAGCTGGGGGGGGTAAGAGCCGAGTAGCAGCCGAGAAGGTCAATGCCTTCTTGAAGCTCTATCCTGGGGCGATGGGATTGATGGTTCGTAAGACCCGTGAGAGTATGACAAACTCCACGGTTCTTTTTATGTCCACTTTGGTTGTCGGCACCGATGATGAGGTTAAGCACAAGCAGGATAAGCACCGCTTTGAGTATGACAATGGCTCCATCCTTGCCTATGGTGGCATGAAGGATGAGGAGCAGCGGGAGCAGGTGCGGTCTATCGGTCTGGCTGGCGGTCTGGATATCGTCTGGATTGAGGAAGCCAACAAGCTGACCGAGACCGATTACCAGGAGCTCCTTGCCCGTCTGAGGGGTGTGGCAGCTCCCTGGGTGCAAATAATACTGACGACTAACCCTGATGCCCCCAGCCACTGGATAAATCAGAGGCTTATCCTGGGTGGGGAGGCAAAGGTCTACTATAGCCACGCTGAGGATAACCCGTATAATCCAAAGGGCTATATTGAGACCCTTAACTCCTTGACAGGGGTAACCGCTAAGAGGCTAAGGGAGGGGCTCTGGGTGCAGGCGGAGGGTGTGGTCTACGATGATTACGACCCGGAAGTGCACCTGCTGGAGCACAGGGATATCCCGCCGAGCTGGAGGCGGTTCAGGTGCGTTGACTTCGGTTACACTAATCCCTTCGTCTGCCAGTGGTGGGCAGCCGATGATGATGGCAGACTCTATCTCTACCGTGAAATCTATAAGACTAGGCTGCTGACCGAGGATGCTGCTAGGGACATCTTATCAGCTGAAATCACTATGAGAGACCAGGATGGTAAGGCGATTGAGATGGAGTATATTGAGGAGACCATCTGTGACCATGATGCCGAGGACAGGGCTACCCTGGAGAGGTATCTGAGGGAAGGGATAACGGAGGTTCGGTCTAACCAGGAGGAATACCTGGTAGGCTTTGAGGATGAGGAGGAGCCAGAGATAGAGAGGCGGTTCAGCTCACCCCTGACTAAGGGGGCAGATAAGAAGGTGCAGGCTGGTATTAAGGCGGTGCAAACCCGATTGCGACCAACTGGTGATGGCAAGCCCCGTATCTTTTTCCTCAAAGGTGCTTTAGCACACACCCCAGATGCCTCTCTGAGGGAGCGGAGCCGACCAACCAGCACGGTTGAGGAGCTTCCTGCTTATGTCTGGCACAGTGACCAGAGTGGTAAGCCCGTTAAGGAGGAGCCCGTTAAGGAGGATGACCACGGCATGGATGACATGCGGTATATGGTAATGAGGTTTGACGGGAAAGGGAGTAAGGAGGTTCTTTTTGTCTAAGCGAGAATATGCCAGCCGAATTGATAAGGTCGGGGTAGCCACCTCTCACCGAGATTATAGTCAGCTGAGGCACATGTCGGGGCTGGTGCCCATCCCAGAGCCAGACCCGAAGTGGGAGACAATCCGTGCTGCCAAGGCACAGTGTGCCAGTAAATGTGCCAGGTTTAGTGGTATCAACGGGAGCTGCTCCCTGGGCAGGTTGCCCTGTAGGGGGTGTGGGTTTATTGTGAAGCAGCAGGGGGAGAAGGTTGACCGTATGCCTCAGGCTGAGATAGAGGAGCTGATGCAGCCTGCTTATAGACCTCAAGGCATCATGGGGGTCAAGATAGCTTGACAGACATGATACACTATTCATTAGTGCACTCAAGTCTTCAACCTGACGAGGAGGGAGAATGGCTAAACTTGCCGAGAGGGTAAGGCAAGCAGTCCGTGTTCTAGCAGAAAAGACACCTTGGTATTCCTCGGCATCGTCTGCCTGGATGATACCGACTAGCTACAATACCAGGGACTACCTCAAGACCTATGGCGAGATAGGCTGGCTCTTTGGCTGTGTGAGCAGGATAGGGCAGGCGGTGGCGGATGCGGAGCTGAAGCTCAGAGTCAGGCGGTCAGCCGATGAGGTGGAACACCTTTATGAGCATCCGATGCTGGATGTCCTGGACTACTGTAACCCCTTCCAGACGGGCTATGAGTTCAGGATGTTGACCCAGTTCTACCTTGACCTGGTAGGCAACAGTTTCTGGTATGTGGTAAAGAATCGCCTGGGCACCCCAGTGGAGCTCTGGGTGGTTCCACCACAATACATGCACCCAGTCCCCGATAGGAAGACCTTCATGGCTGGCTGGATATTCAGGACAGGACAGGAGGAGATACCTTTTGAGCTGAATGAGATAATCCACCTCAGTTATCCTAACCCAGACAATGCCTACTGGGGGATATCACCGGCTCAGAGCATAGCGGTAGACCTGCAGACCGAGGCCTTTGCTGGCAGGTGGAACCGTAACTACTTCTATAATGACGCTGCCATCGGCACGGTGCTCTCCTATCCAGAGGAGATTAGCCCCGATGAGTATGAGAGAATCAAGGAGCAGTGGGCTACCAACCACAGGGGAGTCGGCAGGGCTCACCGCATGGCGGTCATTTCTGGTGGTGCCCAGCTGGAGAAGGCAGTCATCTCACAGCGAGATATGGACTTCCACAAGCTACGGCACCTGAATCGGGACAATATCTTGGGAGCTTATGGTATGCCCCTCTCCGTGATGGGGGTCTCCGAGAATGTGAATAGGGCAAATGCCGAGTCAGGAGAGTATGTCTTTTCCAGGTGGACAGTGAAACCCCGACTCACTCTGATAGCAGCCAAACTGACGGAGCAGCTGGCACCCCTCTTTGATAAAAAGCTGGAGGTTATGTTCGTCGACCCAGTGCCCCAGAACAAGGAACAGAACAGGAAGGAACGGGAAGGTGCTCTTAACGCAGGCTATATGACCATAAATGAAGCCAGGCAGATGGCTGACATGACCGAGATAGATGGGGGCGATGTCCTCCTCTTCCCGAATAATAAGGTTCCGATTCGCCTGGAGAATGGTAAGCTGGTCGACCTTCCTACCCCTCGCTTGGCTAATAGCGGAACACCTGCCGAGGGGGAGACCTTCTCCATTAAAGCTAAGAGCAACGGTCACAAGCTCCTGGGAACCGAGGAGGAGAGAGATGCCTTCTGGAGCAGGTATGTAGCCAAGGCGGAAGCCGAGGAGAAGGATATCATCGGTGAGCTCAAGGATATGTTCCAGGGGCAACGGAAGGAAGCCCTGGGCAACTTGACCCTCTCAGGCGGTAAGAACCAAAAACTCATTGACCAGGGTAAAGCTAAGGAGACCTTTACCGATGCGGTGACCGAACAGCTTACCGAATTGGTAAGTTCTGCCTATGAGGATGCTCTGGAATTGGTGGCTCCTAAGACTCCGCATAAGATGGTTAAGCCTACAGGGAGTCTCAAGGAGGCGATAGATAGTTATATCTGGAGGGCAGAAGGTGACCCTGTGCCCTTTGAGGAAGCAATGGAATGGCTCAAGACCCGTATCGGATGGGCAGCTGTGGAGATTGGAGAGGAAACAGCCAAGCTCCTGGCAGACCAGCTGGCTGCTGGCTTTGCCGAGGGGGAGGGAATCCCTGAACTAGCTAAGCGGGTGGATACAGTATTTGATGGTGCGACCAAGAACCGAACCGTAATGATAGCTCGCACCGAGACCATCATGGCGAGCAATGAAGGTGCTCTCAAGGGCTATGAGGCAGCTGAGGTGGAGGAGGCAGAGTTCTTTGCTGCTATGGATGAGAGGACTTGCCCCGAATGCAATGGATTACACGGAGATGTTTTTAGCTTAAAGGATGCCCATGGGATGATTCCAATACATCCCCAGTGCAGGTGTGTGTGGCTACCAGCAGTAGGAGGTTAAGAATGGCAGTAGTAGCTAAATGTTTGAGGTGTAAAAACCTAGGAGTGGTGACAACTGGTAAAGGGCTGGAAGGGCAATGTGTGAAGGGGTATTTCAAGCTCCTTCCTATCAGTGGGTTACGGTATCCCAGGGCTTGCATTAAGTTCAGCCCAGCTAAGTAGGGAGGGAAATTGAATGGAAAAGAACGAATTACAGCGGAGAACATTCCGAGGTGAGATCAGCAACGCCAACCTCAAGACGGGAGTGGTAGATGCCCTTATCCCGATGTCCACTGGTTCTGAGGACAGGATGGGCGAGGTTATCCTGCCCAGTGCCTTCAAGAAACATCTCAAGGAGTTCATGAAGCATCCCGTCATGGTTAGCTCTCATGACTACTGGAGCCTGTTGAATCAGATAGGTTACTTCACTGAGCTGGAGGTGACCGACCAGGGGCTGATGGGTAAGCCCTGCTACTACATAGGTATGGGTAATCCAGAAGCTGACTGGGCGTTTGTGCTTGCCACCTTGAACATGGCAGCCTTCTCGGTTGGCTTTATCCCGATAAAGTCCTCTTTAGGGGATAGGGAAAAGGGTGAGCCATGGGAGATCTATGAGGAGGTGGAGCTCCTAGAGATATCTCAGGTGGTTGTTCCTGCTAATAGGGAAGCTATCCAGAGCCTCAAATCCGAGCACCCCGACCAGTATGCCCAGCTGCAACCAGTGGTCAAGCAGCTCATGGAGGAGGCGGTAAAGGAAAAGAATCTCTGGCTGGGAATAGAGATATCTGATGACCCAGCTGTGGCTCCGCTGGTTCACCTGGAGTCCTACGGTGTCAAGAAGGAGGAGCTGGAAACGAAGGGAAAGAATCTCTGGCTGGGAGATGACCCAGTGGTCAAGCAGCTCATGGAGGAGGCGGTAATGGAGCCCATTGAGAAGGTGGAGGAGACCGAGGATTACATCCGAGTCCCCAACCCGAAGGATGATGGTGACCATAAAGGCCACGATGTCAAGACCATAGATATTGACAAGGACAAGGGTATTAAAGCCCTCTACTGCGTTGACGATAAGGTCGTCATGACTTACCTCTTTAGCAAAGAGGAGGGCTGGATATTGAGTTCTGCTAAGGAGTGGGTGGAGGAGCACTCCAAATCACTGGAGGGCTGGTGGGAGAGTGATAGTGGCTACTTCGGTGCCGGGCAGACACTGAACTATCCCGACTGGTTATCTATCTACGGATTAGGTGTGGAGGAAGGTGTAGGAGTAATAAGACAGAAGCTGGCAGAGGACAAGCCTATCAGCCAGGACGAGCTGATGGATGAGATGAGCTTCTTAGCTGAGAACCTTGCTGTGGTGGGATTGAATGAGGAGGCACACCGCCACGGGCACGAGCTCCTACGGTTGATAATGCGTGACCTGGGGAACGACATCCCCATTGATATAGTCCAGATGGCTGGAGCTTTGCTCTCGGATAAGACCAGGGCTGATATCACTACTATAGCAGGGCTGCTTGACGGTGTTATTAAGAGGTCAAACCTTGAGGAGCCAGAGCCAATACCCGACAAGGAACAGCTTGCCGAAGCAGTTAAAGCGGTGCTGACCGGGATGGAGGAGGAAACCGACACAGCCCAGGTAGCCCGTAAGGAGGAAATCAAGCAAGCAGTCTCTGAGGTCATTGACGAGCTCAGAGGCGTAGTAAAATAAAGGGAGGAACCAAGACCATGAGTGATGATTTGAAACAGGCAATCAAGGAGGTTCTGGAGGAGGCGGGGATTACCAAAGCTCCAGCCAAGAAGGAGAACGCTGATGCGGTGATTACTATCACCAAGAACCCAGAGGATGCCCTGTTGGAGTCCAGGAGGGGTGAATGGGGGAGTCTCAGCGAGTTTGCCCTTGATGTGGTCAGGGCAGACAAGAAGGGCGGACACTTCACCGAGAGAATGAAGAAGTGGCATTCTGCAGCCATGAAGGTGGAGGGTGCCGAGATGCGGGCAGCGACTACAGGGCACATGGAGGAAAGTGAACTTGCCACTGGCGGATACCTGGTGCCAGAGGAGTTCCGTGCCGAGCTGCAGATACAGGCGATTGAGAACTCCATCGTCAGGAGCCGTGCCACCAAGATACCGATGGCGACCAACCGCATCAGTGTCCCTGTGGTGGATGTATCCAGCCACGCCTCAAACTTCTTTGGCGGGGTGACCGTCTACCGACCCGATGAGGCAGCGACCATCACGGCATCCAGACCGAAGCTGGGCAGGGTAGCCCTGAACCTGCACAAGCTGACGGGTCTGGTCTATGTGACCGATGAGATACTGGATGACTCGCCGATATCCCTGGAGCCCTTGCTCAAGAGCATGTTCGGCTCAGCCATCGCCTTCGTGGAGGATGACGATTATATCCAGGGCAACGGTTCGGGGCAGCCCCTGGGAGCCTTTAATTCCAGCAATCCCGCTATCATAAATGTGACCAGGGACACGGGCAGCGAAATCAACTACCAGGACATCGTGAATATGTGGAGCAGATGCCATCCGTCTTGTCTCGGCAACTCTGTGTGGCTGGCTCACATTGACACATTCCCTCAGCTGGCCACCATGAGCCTGGCTGTTGGCACTGGTGGAGCCCCCGTGTGGCTCCCAGCTGGTGCAGCTGCGGTCTCGCCATTCGGGACATTGATGGGCAAGCCCCTGATATTGACCGAGAAGATGGCGACCATGGGGTCGGCTGGAGATATCGGGTTGGTTGATTTCAGCCAATACTGGGTCGGGGACAAACAGGGTAGCAACCTTAAAACCGCATCATCCATCCATGTCTCCTTCGCTACCGATGAGGTGGCGTTTAGATTCACGATGCGATATGACGGTGCTCCGTCATGGCTGAATGCTTTGACCCCACGCAGGGGTGCCAATACCCTGTCACCGTTTATCAGCCTGGCTGCCTAGTGGTAGCGGATAAGTAAGTAAAGGGAGGAAAAGAACATGAGTCTCGGAGAATTGATTATAGCACCATCGGTGGGACTGGCACCCGTTGATTGCAATGGGGGGAAGACCACCGATATTGTCAACACCCAGCTCTATGACAGGATTGATTTCCTGGTCTACTTGGGTGTTACGGGAGCAGCATCAACGCTGACGGTGGAGGAATGCGATGATGTAACCCCCTCCAACAGCACCGCCATAGCCTTTGACTATGAGGTTACGGCTACTGCCAACAGTGATGACTTCGGGAGCATCACCCGAGCCACCAGTTCGGGTATCAGCCTGGGTTCATCGGATGACGGGAAAATGTGGATTCTGCACATCCGCTCCTCGGAGCTGACGGAGGATTATCCCTATGTCAGGGTTTCCCTGGCAGACCCCAGTGGGAGTTCCATCGTCTGTATTATCCCGCTGTGCTACGGAGCACGGTATATGAAGGAGACAATGCCGACAGCCATTACCTAATCGGTGAATAATGGGGAGGGCTAAAGGTAAGACCGACCAGCTTGTTACGGAGGAGGGGAGGAAGTCCCTCTCCTCCCCCGTCAAGGACAGGATGTTAAAGAAGCCTGTCCGTAAAAAGAAACTACCTGAGAGGAGGTAATCAGATGAAAAAGAAACTCTACGGATTCCTGGGGTTATGGCTTAGCGCCTTGACATTTCTGCTGGCAGGCTGTGTCCCTGCCGTTACACCACCCGTGGATACGGAGCCAGTTGAGCCGATAAACGAGACCCCCGGGGCATCGGTGGCGGTCAAAGCCAAGTGGTCAAGCGGTAACTTGCTCTTTGAGAAAAAGAGCGATGGCACCGACCTGTTTGAGATTGATGCGGGTAATGACAGAATAGAAGCACCAGACGCTCTGTTCACCACCTTCACAGTGACCAGTCCTACTATAAGCGGGACACCTGTGGTGGCAAACAGGGCATCAGGGAATGTTTCCTCAAATGCCGATGGTAGACCGACTATAGTTGTGACTCATGGGCTGAGCGGGTCTCCGCTGGCTGTATTTGCTAATTGGGCAACTGACCCTGGTGGTGACCCAGGGATCTTCATTAATTCTGTGGGAGCAACTACCTTTACCATCAATGCCACCTCTGCCAATATCACTGGTGGTACCGTGGTCTATTGGTTCGCAATACTGGCTCATGAGTAAGAGGGCGAGATGATTAAGCGGTTCAGGCAGTGGCTCTGTAAGGTAATCTGCCCATGTCGGGAGGAGGAGGCAGCTCTGGAGGTGTTTGTGCCCCCAGAGAAGGACTCTGACTACCCTGTCTACGAGCTCCCCTGGGCGACAGTGCTGGGGCTCCTTGAGGATATGGGGCTGACCCGTATAACCAACGAGCTCCCAGATAGAGCCTTCTACTACACAGATGAGGACACCTGGAACGAGCTACTGCCGAACTTGGTCTATCCGCCTGAGTATTATGCGGAGCAGGAGAGGCGGGACTGTGACGACTACTCTAAGAAGGCATCAGCCGACAGCTCGTTCTTTTACGGGCTGAACTGCCTGCAGGTCTGGGGAGACAGCGAAGCAGGTTATCATGCTTTTAATATGGTCATGGTCTTACGCAATGAGTGGAGGCTCTTTGAGCCAAACTCTAGTTTCCCAGTAGCGGGGAAGTTGATGCTTCCTACTAACGAGCACGGATGGCGAGCCAGGAAGTGGATGCCGTAATCAATACGGAGGTGAAACAAATGCCGAAGAAATGGTGGAAATCAAAGACATTCTGGATGAGCGTGTTGATTATCTGTGGGGGCGTTGCCGAGTATATCGGTGGGCTACCCCCAGGGGTAGCCATCCCGACCATTATAGCGGGGTGTATCAACATCGTTCTCAGGGTGTTGACCAAAGTGCCCATCGGGAAATAGCCCTGTGAAAGGAGTAAGGAGGAGATATGCCAGGCAAAGACACCAAACAATTTGAATATGACTTGACCCTAGAGAAGGAAGCAATTAAAAAGGAAAAGGAGAACAGGAAGCAAAAATAACGCTGGGGGAGGGTCTCCCCCCAGATAGGGGGTGGCTGGCAGAGTTAAGACTCCTTTGCTCACCAGTCACCGCTAACCCTATCAGAGGAGAATGCAATGGCAGAGGCTTGCACAATAACGGAGACACAAAAAAGTAACTCGGTAAAAAAGATAAAGTGGGACTGGCAGAGTGCATCTGATGGCTCTGTCTCGGCAAGTGTTGGGGAAACGACTGACCAGTATGATGGTGAGATACTGGCAGTTATGACCGACCCAGACGCTGCTGGTGATGCACCAACCGACAACTACGATATCGTCATCAATGATGAGGATAGCATTGATGTGCTGGTAGGTCGGGGTGCCAACAGGGACACTGCCAATAGTGAGTATGTCCATAATATCAACAATAACCCTCTCTTACCAGTATCCAAGAGCAAGCTGACACTGGTCATTAGTAATGCTGGGGATACTAAGAAGGGTCTTGTCTATCTCTTTATCAGGTAGGTGAGTAATGCCAGGTAGAGCAGCATTTGAGGAGATACGGGGGTGGCAAAAACAAGCCGGGGAGCAGGCTCCTGAGCGGAGAACTGATTGCCCTCGGTGCGACTATCCCTTGGAGGAAACGGATGCGGGGATATCCCATTGTAAGTTCTGCGGATGGACTGAGGGGTTATCTATTAGAAGAAGGAGGCGTGACTGGTGAATGCTTATAATGACCTGACCACAGCCAAGGACAGGTTGGAGCTGGCGGGGGTCTCTATCGGCACGACCTTTGATACCGCCATCACCAACCTCATGGTGGCAGCCAGCCGACTCGCCGATGAGCTGACTCACAGGCGGTTCTATGTGGAGAGTAAGACCCTGTATTTCAGGGGGGCGGGCACCAAGATATTCTTTGACGAGGATATCCTTACCATCACGACTCTCAAAACCGATGAGGATGGCGATGGCACCTTTGAGAATACTCTGACCGAGAATACCGATTTTATCGTGGAACCACTCAACCACTATCCGAAGACATGGGCAGAGATAATGCCACAGGGCAGCTACGGGAGTTTCGGAGCTGGGCGGATACGGGGCGTTGAGCTGGCTGGCGTGTTCGGTTACGGGGATGGGGTCTCGGAAACCCCTTATGTGGATGGTGGTACCGATGTGAATGATGCCTCCATGACGGCAGCCCAGACGACTTGCACCATTGACGACGGCACGAAGTTCGGAGCTGGGCAGACCATCCTGATAGATAACGAACAGCTATATATCTCATCTATCAGCACGCATGTTCTAACAGTCATACGGGGGGTGAACGGCACCACCGCTGCGACCCATGCCGATGATTCCGATGTCTATATCTACCAATACCACCCCATGGTGGAGGAGGCGGTGCTCATTCAGACCATCAAGTGGTGGAAGCGGAAGGATAGCGGATTTCAGGATTTCAGCCAAACAGGTGCTGATGGAGAAGTCAAGGTGCACAAGGGGTTGGATAAGGATGTCAAGGAGATGCTAACTCGACTGATTAAGAGGAATGTTTGATGATAAGCCTGGAATTATTGGGAGCTGAGAAGTTCCTTCAGAAAACGAATTATAGTGAGACCATGAAGCCTGCTGCAAAACACCTTCTTAAGAACCTCACAGTAGCGTTTGAGAGGGATGTTAAGAAGGCTACCGTAGTGGACAGCGGCAGGCTTAAAAGTAGCATTATGTCCGAAATTAAAACTAATGAAGGTATTATCCAGACCAATGTTAAATACGCCCCCTTTGTGGAATTTGGCACCTCCCGCATGGAGGCTCGGCACATGGAGGGGAGCAGTAAGAAATTGGGCAAAGGTGCTTTTACCTTCGTTGAGGAGACATTTAAGAAAACTGCAAAGGGGGTAGCCATCAAAGTAGCCACCCTCCTAGAAGGTAAGTGGAAATGACGATAGAAGCAGCTGCTACAGGATTGCATGCTAGGCTTGAGACCATCTCGGCTCTAAAGAAGGTCTACGATGCCAAGGAACTGCCGAACAGTATCCCCGTATTCCCATCAGCCATTATCTTGATGGGAACGACTGACTATTACAAGACATTCACCAATAAGCTGGACGTCGTTTTCAGGGTCATCATAGTCGTTGGAGGCGTGGATAACCCGGCAGCAGCCAATGAGTTGCTGGATTTCAAAGAGATATCGGGGGATGATTCCGTGGTGGCAGCGGTAGAGGGTGATTCGACTTTAGGAGGCAATGCTGATGATGCCGTCGTCAAGAGCAATAGCGGTCTAGGCACAACGCAATGGGGCCGGCATAATCTTATCAGCACTGAGTTTGAGGTAATTTGCTATGTCTAAAAGTAAAAAGCCTGAGCTGAAACCAGGGGAGGGTAAATATGTGGCAACCGTCAAGCTCCGCCTGAACTATGGCAGGTTGGAGGTTAGAGGTGGTGATGTCATTATCCTGGGTGATGAGGACAGGGCTCAGGGTATCCACATAGAGAACCTGCTCAAGAATAAGGGTATTGTGCCCTATGAATCTGATGAGCAGGTGAAGGAAATCAAGCGTCAATATCAAGAGGAAGTGGAACCGAGGAGGCAGGAACTCAGGCAAGGGGCTCTAAGGAAAAAGAGAGGTGAGAGATAATGGGCAGAGTAGCAGCAGCGACTTCAAAGCTCTATGTTAATGAGCACGATTTGTCTGGGAGGAGTAATGCTTTTGAGCTTGCTGTGGATAATAACCTTATCCCAGTAACTGCTTTCGGGGACTCGGCAGAAGAGTTCGTGGAAGCCCTCCATGGAGGGATGTTAAACCAAAATAGCTTCTTCGATGGGGCGAGTGGCAACATTGACGCAAACATCTGGGATGAGATAGGAGCAGCGAGTCCTGCCAATGTGGGGATGTATATCGGACACGCTGCTACTCAAGGAAATGCAGGCTACGAGTTCAAAGCTCGCCCTAATGATGAGGCTAGACCTCTTCAAATGGCGGGAGCTGTCCTGCTGAATGTTAAATGGACAGCAACGGGAGCCATCGTCAGGGGCACCGTAATGAATAATGCAGCCGTCACCACCAGTGGCGTGGTAAGTGGCTCAGCTCATAACCTCGGAGTAACCTCGGGTAATACACGCTTTGTGGCACTCCTCAGAGTTGTAGCCTTCAGCGGAACAACCATGACGGTGGACATTGAGCAGAGCTCGGATAATGGGGGGGGTGACGCTTACGCTCTCATCTCAGGGATGCAGCAGGTGATTACCGCAGTCGGTTCCTGGAGGCTGTCAACAGTGGCAGCCACCGAAACCTGGAAGCGGGTAAAGATTACAGCCTTCACGGGAACCAGTATCACCTTGATGGTGACCTGTGGAATAGAGCTAGGGACATAATAGGCGTGTAAGTCCCCTTTGCGTCATAGGATGTGAAAATAACGGGGACTATCGCATAGTAGTATAACGATACTAAGGAGGGAGAAATGGCTAGACTAGCAGCCAAGGTAGCGAACCTAAGCTACAACTCAGTGGCGATTGAGGATGAGCTCCACACTATAGATATGTCTGTGGATGTCAACCTCCCAGAGATTACCGCCTTTGGCGATAGTGCAAAGGAGTTTGTTGAGGGGCTCTACGGGGCGACCTTCCGTGTTGACGGATATGCCGACTTCGCTGCCAGCCAGGGGGATGCGACCATATTCGGGCAGATAGGCTCAGGTGAAGCTGCCTTTGACTATGACCCCACTGGCACATCAGCTGGAGCTTCCAACCCGCACTATACGGGTAATGCCCTGGTCAAGAGCTACACGGTTCGGTCAGAAGTCGGGGCAGCTGCCTCATATAGTGCCGAGCTGGTGGTGAATGGAGCATTGACCAGAGCCGTATCTTAAACAAAGGGGGTAAGGAGTCTGATGGATAAGCCTAAGATAAAGCCGTTGAGGATAGACGGGGGCAGCTGTGTGGTTTATATCGGGAGGAAAGTAAAAGGAACCGAGATAACCGAGCAGGGCGAGCCCGTCTACCCTCACAAGGGTGAGTGGGTGGAAATCATACCTGTTGGAAGTGTTCAACAGGTTATCACCCTAGGCGAGATAATGCGGGAAGGGAAGGATACGAAATCCGTTGAACTACTGGAAAAGATTGAGCCCGCATTCAATGAGCTCTGCGAGTTGATAGCTGAAAAGGTGATGGCTTGGAACTTCACTGACTGGATGGGGAAGGAATTGCCTCAGCCACATGGGAAGCCGAAGGTTATAGCCTCCCTTACCGAGGATGAGGTTCTCTGGTTACTTACCTGTGTTCAGCTGGAATCATCTGGCGAACGAAAAAAAGACTGAGTGCACTCAGGGGGGAGCTAGTAGATGGAGGTTTACCACACTGGACATCGATTATCGCAGCCATCTGTAAAACCTTCGGGTGCACTCCGAGTCAGGCATTGAGGGAGAATCCGAGACTGGTGTTTCCTGTGATGGAGGCGATGCTCCTACGGGAAGCCAAGGATATCCATAACCGTAATGTAGAGGAAATGGCTAAATATCCCGCATTAGTCGAGCTATGGGGGGAGATGGTAGGCGATGGCAAAAGCTGAATTAGTAGCTGTTATCAAAGCTCAAGATAATGCTTCCCCTATATTTGAGGGGATTCAAACAAAGGTACAAGGTCTAAAAGGTCTAATGCGGACTTCCGGGGTTGCAGCTACAGCTGCTGGTGGTGTTATCGTGGGCGGGCTTTCTCTCGCTTTAAAAAGTGCAGCTGACTTTGAGGCGGGAATGAGGGAAGTCAATTCTTTGATGTTACTCGCTGAGGATGAGTTCGAATCGTTTGGAGATGAAGTCCTGGATTTGAGCAAACGATTAGGGGTGGATGCTGTAGAGGCTTCTGAAGCTCTCTATCAGGCCATTTCAGCCGGTGTGCCAAAAGATAGTGCCATAGAGTTTCTGGAGATAGCCAGCAAAGCAGCTATCGCTGGTGTAACGGATACTGAAACAGCCGTTGATGGATTAAGCACTGTTCTTAATGCTTTCGGCATGGGTTCAGACCAGACAGGACGTATAGCTGATATTATGTTTGCCACGGTTAGGGGAGGTAAGACGACCTTAGATGAATTGTCTTCCTCTCTATTTAATGTGGCTCCAATAGCTGCAGCTTCCAATATAGCTTTTGAACAAGTAGCAGGAGCCCTAGCTACTATGACGCAACAAGGTGTGCCGACTTCTCAAGCGACAACTCAGCTTCGTCAGGCAATGGTTGCCTTAAATAGACCCACGGATGCAATGAAAATGGCTATTGAGGAATTGGGTTATGAAACTGGTCAGGCAATGCTTGAGGAACTAGGGTTTGCCAAAACGCTAGATATCTTGAGAGGATATACCGAGGGAGACAATGAGGCTTTAATGAAAATGTTTGGTTCCGTAGAAGCAGGGGGAGCGGTTCTCGCTTTGACAGGTGATAAAGCTGAGGCTTTTAGCCAGTCCATAGAGACGATGTATGGCTCTGCGGGTGCAGCCACTGACGCGTTTAACGCAGTGAATGAGGGGGCTGCTAGGCAATTCGAAGCCTTGCAAGCTAAGGTTAATGCTACCGCTGTTGCTATAGGTCTTCAACTTTTACCTGCGATAACTCCGCTTATCGAAAAAGTAAGCGAAGTAGCTACGAAGGTAGGCGACTGGATGGAGGAAAACCCCGAACTCACTCAGCAGATAATCATTGCTTCAGCTGCTATCGGAGGATTACTATTGGTGCTGGGTCCGCTACTTATAATGTTACCAACCATCGTTGCAGCTCTGCCTTTGCTGGGGGCTGCCTTTGCAGCTATGTTTGGCCCTGTCGGAATAGCAATAGCAGCCATCGCTGGGCTCATTGCCGTCGGCATTTTGGTAGTTAAGAACTGGGAGAGTATCAAGATATTCTTTACTAATCTATGGAACTATCTTGTCGACTTCTTTAAGGAGAACTGGCAACTGATATTGACGATTCTGTTTCCTTTTATGGCCTTGCCATTTCTGATTATTGCCAATTGGGATAAAGTCAGAGAAGGGGTAGAGACGGTCTGGGGAGCTATTCTCGGGATTATAGAGACCTCGGTGAAGGGTATCATCGACTGGATAAATAAGATGATAGATGTGCTCAACAAAATACCGGGTATCAATATCTCGAAAATGCAATGGGGTGGCTTTGGTGAGGGTGCTGAGAGTGCGATAACTCCGTTTCTCGATAAAGTAAGCGAAGTAGCTACGAAGGTAGGCGGATGGGAGGAAACGGCAGGAGTCTGGAAGCATGATCAGCTCATAACCTCACTGCAGAAAGGTTCTGCAGTTCAAGGGGCTATCTCTCAAACCGTCCTAGAGGCGGAACGGTTTAGGGCCGCACTACCAACCAATGTTTCGCCTGTTGCTCTGAGTACTTTGGAATCAGATCGGTTCAGGGATTCAGGGAAGGTTGCTCTGATTCCAAAGTACTCAGAGCAATTGAGCAGGGCAACCAGGTCATCGGCTGAGTTTGAGAGAATCCATGAAGACGCTGATGTGATTGATAAGGTCATTGAGCAGGGCAAACAGGTCAGAGATTATAGGCATCTGGCTGTTACTGTTAATGTGGCGGGGTCAGTTCAAGCAGAGCACGACCTTGCTGCGACTGTTAGGGAAGAAATCTTACGGATTAAAGGTAGAAACTTCAATAGTGGATTTGAGCATCCGATACAGTAGTCCATGACATCCAGCATCGGATGCTCATATAGAGGGATTCAATGGCGAATGAACTTAAGCATGATGATATAGGAACTTCTCTGACCAAGGCAGAATGGGAAGGTATAGGCACTCATATATTTGATAGTCAAGCGACTGGCGACCTAGCCTATGCTAGTAGTGATTCCCAACTCAGACGATTGGCCATTGGAGCAACCGATACTATTCTTTCTGTGCAAGGGGGGATTCCTGCCTGGCGAACACCCGCTAATATTTTAACAGATTTAAGCGGGCAAGCTGGGGCTCCATTCGACTGGAATAGTCAAAATCTCACTGGAGTTGCATCATTAACCGCTACAGGTTTAACGGTGAATGGGGCATCGAGCCTTGATGGAGCAGTAACTATAAATGAAACCGGAGCAGATGTTGACTTTAGAGTTGAGGGGAACACTAATCCTAATTTATTTGTGGTAGATGCAAGCCAGGACGCTCTATGGGTAGGTCAAGCTCCATCAGCCTTTGGGGCAAAACGCTTTAGTGTTGTTTTTATAGACCAATCTTTTACCGCTGACGCAAATCAGCCAATGACCAGATTTCTTATTGCTGGCGATAACGCAATTACTATCCCAGCAGGGACGGCAGCTACAGCTACTTCGCTTTGGGTGCAAGAACCAAATATCATAGCTACTGGCACTGTTACACTAGCTGCCTCTCTATATGTCAGTTCAGCTCCTACTGAAGGAGCGACAAATGCAGCTATCTATGTGGGAGGTGGAGATACCAATTTAGTTACACTAACAATGAGAGGAGATATTAACCCAGATGGAGATGGAACTAGGGATTTGGGCACTCAAACAACCGCACAGTGGGCTAATGTCTGGTCAGACCTCATCAATGGTGCTGATATAATGATGGCAAACAAATGGCGGATGATAGAATCTGAACTTTTTGAAGGGTATCCTAAAGGGTGGGCTATTGGCCACGATGGAGCTTGGATTGATGGCAAATCCTTATGGGTGAATCCTCATCTGGTAGGGAATGCTAAGCCAGTTTTTGTAGTCACAGACGATTTCATCGAGTATAAAGGTAGGCGGATAACAACTGAGATACTTGATAAGGTTATTGAATTAGCTCTAGTATAAGGAGGTAAAAACTGTGAACAGGAAGGCCCAAAAAACTACGGGAAAGGATATCAGAGACTCAGAACGGGTTAAAGGCTGGAAGATTGATTTGAGGCCATATAAGCAAAAACTGTCTGTCTTTAATGAGCAGGGTATGCCTGTAATGAGAGGCACGGAACAGGTAGAAGAAGTCGTTGATTTTGATGTTAAAGAAACCTTGGCAGGTATGTGCTTTACGAACAAATTGATGGAGAACCCCGATATCATGTTCAAGGCAAAGGCTATTGCTGATAAGATTAGAGCAGCTAATAATAGCGTTATCGTTGATAACGATGAAATGGAACACCTCCGAGAAGCGTATGCCTTGGTAAACGGTTTGCCAGAGCGTTTCATTGAATATCTTGAACGCATCAGAGACGCTGAGGAGATTCGGCTAAAAGAGGATTCTGAAACGCCGGCGGATGATAAGAAAGGTTGATGATATCGAAACGATGGAGGAGTAGATGCCTTTCCCTTACACTTTTGAGTTTGCCTTTGAGACAGCCTCTGGCGGGATAGACCGAGACATAAGCACTCGGATAGCCTTTGCCACTGCCCCTTTTGCTGCTACCCCTACTTGGGCGGATGTCAGTGCTGATGTCCAGTCTATAAGTATCAGGCGGGGCAGGCAGCATGAGATGGACAGGATAGAAGCGGGGACTGCTACCATTGTCCTGGAGAACGATGCTGGGGAATACTGGAGCAAGAACGCTGGTGGGTCTCACTACCCGAACATCCTGCCCGTTAAAAAGACCAGCATCCGAGCCAGCTGGGATGGTGGAGTTTCGTATAAAAACCTGTTCACTGGCTACATTGAATCCATGGAGCCCCAGTGGGGAGGCATCGGCGGGAAGGCTCCTTTGATGGTGGTTCGGTGCACCGATATGCAAAAGAACCTAGCTCGCTTCCTCCTTAACAACGCAGGTTATTCAGCTGAACCGTCTGGCACCCGCATTGGGAATGTCCTTGACGATATCAGCTTCCCTGCAGGCGATAGGGATATTAACACGGGGCAATCCTCTCTCCAGGCAACGGGAGCCCTGGCTAACAAGAACGGCATTAACCATCTCTTTGAGGTTCAGGACACCGAGAGGGGGATACTGTTCATGGATGGAGCTGGGCAGATGGTGTTCCATGACAGGTCGGCTCGGCTAAAGGCTCCGCTGGTAACAGCTCAAGCCGTATTCGGAGATGACTCCGAGGAGGATGAGTATTTTGATATTGACCTCGCACTTGACGATGAGTTTGTTTACAATGATATAAGGGTAACCAGGGCTGGTGGCTCCGAGCAGACAGCTGCTGATGCGACCAGTAAGACCGCTTATGGACATAGGAGCCTCTCTCTAACAGGGCTTCTGATGACCACCGATGCGATAGCGGGTGACTTGGCTAATTTCCTGCTTGCTAGGTATAAGGATGCCGAGCTGAGGTTGAAGTCCATCACCATCGTGGCGGACAGGAACTCGCCGAACCTCTATCCGAAGGTGCTGGGGCATGACCTGGGCACCCGCATAACGGTGCGATTGAATCAAGCCTCCCTGGATGGTGACTATCACATTGAGGGAATAGCCCATGACTGGGATAAGAAATCTTATGTCTGGAGAACTAAATGGCAGCTCAGCTCTGCTGATGTAGAGGCGTATTGGCTCATCGGCACTGCGGGCTACGGGGAAATCGGGGATACGGCTTTCCTGGGGTATTAAGGAGGCACAGATGATTATAACGGCTAATAAGTGGTTCAAGGCGGAGTTTAAGACCTACCTGGAAATGGTAATCAAGGCTGCAATGGCAAAGCAGGGCATCACCGTGATGGGGGAGGCGGGGGAGGATATCCTGATAGCCTATGTGAACCGTGGACGGTGGATAGTGAAATGTGAATGCGGAGGTGGGGAGAGAGCCTGGGAGGAAGGATATGTAATGTGCCAGTCTTGCTTCAATAGCGGTTATGGACATAAACTAAGAAGGTCAGTATTCCCCGGGGAGAGGAAAGGCATTGAAGCTCTCATGGAGGTTAGACCGCTTGAGAACCGCAACGCTAATATAGGGGAGTCGGTGTCCGACCTCAGACGGGAGAATAGAGAGCACGAAAAGGAGCTACTGGAGATTAAGTAATGGCTTGGACAGCAGGAGCCGATGTTACCACGGGCGATATCATCACAGCAGCTACCTGGAATAGCTACTGTGGGGCATCGGGTAGCCTTGAGTATCTAAAGACCGAGGCGGATAAAATAGATGATATCGGGGCTATCTCTACGGCTGATACTGATGATACCATTTATCAGAACACTTCGGGTTCAATTAGGCACATCAATGTCCATGCCTTTTTGAATGATGGTGATGGATATCAGGTAAAGAGTGACGCTTCAAACCCGCCGACTACTATCCTCGGTAAGGTGGAGAATGATACTGGGGGGAACATAGCGATGTCCCTCCATGCTATAGTCCCCAAGGATTATTACTACAAGCAGGAGACAACGAAGGGGACTCCTTCACCTTCTAATAGAAGGTGGGATGAGCACTGATGGCTTGGACTGCTGGAGCTGATGTATCAACAAGTGACCTGATAACCGCTGCAACTTGGAACAATTATCTGGGTGCGAGTGGGAGCCTCGAATGGCTCAAAACCGAAGCCGATAAGATGCAGGCGGTCAGCGATGACCAACCGACCCGTGCCCTGGATACTGTCTACCAGAATACATCGGGCAAGATACTCTATGTGACCATCTCCTTTGATATGGGAAATGGTGACAGCATCACAGTGGAGTCGGATAGCAGTGCTACTCCGAGCACCCAGATAGGTGCTCTGGCTCATAACGGAGGGGGCACCTGCGACCTTTGCATCACCTTCATAGTAAAGCCGACTCATTATTACCAGGTTACCGATGTGGCGGGAACTCCCTCCATGACCTGGAACGAATGGGAGGAACACTAGATGGCGTGGGTAGCAGGAGCCGATAAGGTAGTAAGCGACCTGATAACGGCAGCGACTTGGAACAACTACATGGGTGCTACGGGCAGCATGGAGTATCTCAAGCCAGAGTTTGAGAAGCTGGATGATATCACGGTAGACACATCGCCATCCAGGGCTATGGATACCAATTACCGATACACTGGCGGGGGCATGCTCTTTGTCCTTGTGACCCTGACGCTGAACACGGGCGAGGAGATGAACGCCAAGATAGGCTCTGCCAGCCCAGCGACAGTCCAGGCTGATGCCTTGACCAATAGCAGCGGTGGGAACATGACTCTAGCCGTCTGCTTCACTGTGCCGGATAACTGGTATTATCTGCTGACCAATGTCGGTGGTTCAAGTTGCACTCTAGTGGACTGGGTCGAATGGGACATGCACTGAGGAGGTATTCAATGAACGGTGATGATAGTCTGTTTGAGCAGATGTGTAATGATGCTAAGGGGGAACTGGCAGAAGGTAGGTCTACATGGAGAGAGATGGCACCAAATACTTTGATTCTTGCCTGCTTCGGCTTCATGCTCTCTGCACTATCTAGGAAAATAACCAGGCCACTGTGGTGGTTTGCTGGCAGCACCATGGCTGGGGCACTCACTTACATAGTATCATTGTTCCTG